GATCTGCGCCGAGCCATAGAAAAAGCCCCCGAAGGGGCTTAGTCTAGATCGAAAAGGATCGCCAGGATCGCGGCCACAAGGGCCGCTGCGATTATGAGCATTCGAGCGCGCGCTGGGCGTCCGCTCGTGTCGCTTCATTGTCGTCGTCCAGCAGGGCGCGCAGCACATCCTCCAAATGCGTGATACGGTCTAAATAGTGCCGTCGCGCGGTAGCGATGGCCGCTAAGGCTTGATTGTCGGTGATCATAAGTACTCCAGCAGGATAACGGCCAGGGCCAGGCCAATAGTCACGGCCAGCAGCGCGCCAGCCCAAAGGCGCGCCACTGGTTCGGGTTTGTAGTGCTGTCTCATGCTTCGACCTCCATAGAATCGACGCCCTGGGGCACGCTCACGCGGTCGCTGAGTCCCTCATAGAATCCGGCCAGGTTAGCATCGCCATAGGGCGCAGCGCCCGATTTAAAACTGCGCCGGTTTGAATTCAGCGTGTAGTACTGACTCACGTACTCCGCAGGGCTCATTGTCTCCCCATAGGCCGGAAATAAGCGCTTTTCCGCGCCCCGGCTCTTTACCGGCTTGTGCTTGCCGGTGATTTTGCTTGTAAGCGCTTGCACGGCCAGCACGCGCTCGAGCGACGCCAGCGTGTACGTGGTGGTGTTAATTTTTAGGGTTTGCATAGCGTAGCTCCAGTTTGATAGCGTTGTTTATTTGACGTTGAAAGTACCCGTCCGCCAGCTTATCGGCCAGCATGGCCGCGTCGATGGCCTCAGGGCTTGGCAGTGGCGCGGGCGGCGCATATGGCCGCAATATGGCCTCAAATAGTGGGTGGATCATAGTCCGCTCACCCGGTAACACGCGCCATCGCTGCGCTGTACGTCAATAGTGCCAGCGCGATGGATCGCCAAGATCCGCACGCGCTCCATACGGCCGTATAGGCTAACGTAAATGTGTTGACCAATTTTCATAGATTACTTTCGTTTAGTGTCCGGCCAGGAATAGCCCCTAAACGGCCGCAATGGCCGCTTAGAGATAGCCCTAGATAGTGCAGCATCCGCAGCATGGTGCATCCTCACACCGGCCGGCCGCATTACGGATAAAGTGCACCGGGCCATGTTCACCCATAAGGGTAATAGTGTTTAGCACCGGGGCTAGCGTGGCCCGTTTAGTGCGGCCGTCGTAGTAGATCAGTGCACCGGGTTTAATCGGCGCTCCAGTGGCCGCGCACCGGCCGGGATAACGTGCGCGCATAGTCTTAATCATAGTTTGCCCTTAGGTTATAGCGTGCACAGTGCGCGCCCCTAAACGGCCATCGACGGCCGTTTAGAGAATGCACTATGCGGCCAAGCGCAAATTAATAACCCGGTGGCGCGATCCGTGGGCAGGGAACGCCACAATGGCCGCGCGCTGGCGCTGGCACAATTGGCAAGTGGCGCATGAGACATCATCGCGCTGCGTCGCTGGGCAGATAACGACAGCGCGGCCCTTGGGCGTTACAGTATTTTTTGTAGTGGTACTAGGCACCACCACCACCACCGGGCCGCAATTGGTATCGGCAAGGGTATCGGCATCATTCAGATCATTGGCGCTCAAATTGACTGTAAAGCCCCATTCGTTCGCGTGCCTGATCCATGCGAGGCTCGCGCTGTCGCGGTGGTGTGAATAAGTAAACCCGCGTTTACCTTGATTGGCCGCGACCAATTGGCCTAATTTGACAGCATCGATTGTGCCGCCTGCTTGGGGCAGATCGCCTGCCTGATTGTGTCTCCACAATTGGCCCTCTGGCAGTGCCGCGATCGCCTGGGTGAATGCGCCCCATGTGGTGCCGCGTGTGCCATTGGAGACAGCGCGCCAGTGCAGCGCGAGCGGCCCGCTATCAGCGTAGCATTCTGCGCGCATCGCGCAATCGGTCGGGCAGCTGTCCTTTTCAGTAGTGGATACTGGAATCGGGCCGGTTTTTACATTGGCCGATTTGAGGGTGAGATGTACTTTCATTGTGTGCCTTTTACTGTAGTTTATAAACAGGCGCGCGCGGCGCCTGGGGTTTGGGTTAACTGCGTGCCAATATAAACTGGCGCGCCTGTCCATAGCTTCGCAGGATGGTCGGCTCATAGCCCATCAGGACTAACGCGCCATTTTGAGAACGATGGATAGGGTCTTGAACGACAATATATTGTTCTCCCGTTCCGTGATCCTTTGCCTGAATAGCGGCCTCGTATCCTTTGCGGGTAAGGGCGGACAGTGCGCTTTCTATGGTTGCGCTGGTGAATTTCATAATTTGCCTTTACTTTATTGCATGGCGATGCTGCCATGCTTAGAATTGTAAGGCATTTCCTTACACTGTCAACATTTATCTTCTAGGTGTTTACCCTAATGCACGCGCATTTTGTGGGTACCTATCGCGGCATTTTGTAGGCACTGGCGTTTTTATGCGAATCTCCAATGGGGCCGGTCAACTGTAGGTCATATTGTCATTAATTTGATCTTAACTTATCTAAACCTTACATTTCACATTATGAAATCTTACAATACTTACAATATGGGGTAGAGCGATTTGAAAACGGCTTTTTGGGTGCCCACAATGCCCACACCGACAATCCCCGCATTTTGCTGGCGCCACATGGCCGCATGGTTTACGGGAGCACTCTAACCCCGTGGGTCATGCCTACATGACCCACATGGTGGCCGGTGGCCGGTGGCCGGTATCGCACACCATGCAACTGCATTGGCATGACCCACATGACCCACATCCGCCAGGGAATACGCTTATCATTCTGCTAACTATATGCTTGCCATTCTGACTAGCATTACCCTTGCCATTTTGCCTACCATATGCTTGCCATTTTGTGTAGGGTTTGCTTGCCTTTTTGTGTAGGATTTTAGCCAGGGGGGAGGGGTAGGGCCGAGCGATTGGGCCAACGTAAACGGAGGGGCCACAAACAAAATTTTTTTTAATGTAAACTTCCAGCACACGCCTCCCAGGCGCAGGAGAACCGATTGTTCAAGTCACTGCCGCTTACTGTCCGACACGTCCAAGCGACCGAATCGCGCTTGCAGGCGATATACGACGCTGCCAAGCTGGGACTCAAAGGCGACACGCTGGCGCTGGCTTCTGGGATGCGGCCTGAAGAGTACCGGCACCTGTGCCAATTTGACGCGCTGGCCGAAATGGCCGCGATCAAAGGCAAAGCCGACGGCGAGCGCGAGATGGCCGACATCCTGCACAAAGCCGCCCGCGAGGGCGACGCCAAGGCGGCGCTTGAAATACTCAAGCACCAGCACGGCTGGGTCGCCAAGCAGTCCATCACGGTGGACATTGACCAGCGCATATCCATCACGCAGGCGCTGCAAGAAGCAGAGATGCGAGTTATTGAGGTAGTCGATGCAGTCCACCAGATACAGCGCTGAAGACGAACAAGCCCTGATGGCGCGTCTGTGGACGCCGCGCATCAAAGACAACCCGCTCAATTTTGTGGCGCTGGTATTCCCGTGGGGTGTCAAGGGCACGCCGCTGGAGAACTTCAAAGGCCCGCGCAAGTGGCAGCGCGAGGTGCTGCAAGACATTGCCGAGCATATCGAAACAAACAAAGGGCTGCTGGACTTCAATGTGCTGCAAAGCGCCATCTCGTCTGGGCGCGGTATTGGTAAGTCGGCGCTGGTCAGTTGGATCACGATCTGGATGCTGGCAACCCGCATCGGCTCGACGACCATCATCTCGGCCAACAGTGAGTCTCAGCTACGCTCAATTACCTGGGCCGAGATTACCAAGTGGCTGGCAATGGCGATCAACAGCCACTGGTTTGAGGTGAGCGCCACCAGGGTAATGCCCGCCAAGTGGCTGACCGAACTGGTCGAGCGGGACTTGAAGAAGGGCACCAGGTACTGGGGCGTTGAGGGGCGGCTGTGGTCAGCGGAGAACCCCGACGCATACGCGGGTGTGCATAACTACGACGGCGTGCTGGTGGTGTTCGACGAGGCGTCGGGTATTGACGACACGATCTGGGCGGTGACAAGCGGTTTCTTTACCGAGAACACGCCCAACCGCTTCTGGCTGGCGTTCTCCAACCCGCGCCGTAACACGGGGTACTTCTACGAGGCGTTTAACTCCAAACGTGCGTTTTGGAAAACCAAGGTAGTAGACGCGCGTACGGTCGAGGGTACGGACAAACAGGTCTACGAGCGGATCATCCAAGAGTACGGGCCGGACTCATCACAGTCGCACGTCGAGGTCTACGGGATGTTCCCAAGCGCAGGCGACGATCAGTTCATCGGCTCGGACATAGTGGATGAGGCCATGAAGCGGGAGAAGTACAAAGACTTGTCAGCGCCCATCATCATCGGCGTCGATCCGGCGCGCTACGGCGCGGACGCCACGGTCATTGCCGTGCGCCAGGGGCGGGATATTATTAACATAACGCGGCACCGAGGCGACGACACGATGACGGTGGTGGGGTATGTGATCGACGCAATTGACGAGTACAAGCCGACGCTGGTGGTGATCGACGAGGGCGGGCTGGGGGCTGGGATTGTGGACAGGCTCAAAGAGCAGCGGTACAAGATAAAGGGTGTGAACTTCGGAAATAAGTCTAAAAACCCGATAATGTACGGAAATATGCGCGCGCAGATGTGGGGCGAGATGAGGGAATGGCTAAAATCTGCTAGTATCCCGACCGACAGGTTCTTGAAGACGGATTTGATTTCGCCTAAGATGAAGCCTGATTCACGTGGAACAATCTTCTTGGAGAGCAAGAAAGAAA